CCTGATTATCAACAACCCACTCAAGAAGATATTGAGGGGGCTTTAGAAAAAGCACAAGATCTGGAAAAAACCTTTAGTAAAATCAATGGCTTCGATGAGCATGACCAAGAAATGGATACTTTAGGCGACATGGCTGTGTCCGCGCATCAACAGCTCATGGAACTTGGTATGAACGTGGAAACAAGGTTAGCTGGAGAAATATTTTCCAGCAGTGCTGCTATGTTGAAGATTGCTGTTGATGCCAAAAACAGTAAAGTGGAAAAAAAGCTCAAGCTAATCAAACTGCAACTGGATAAGATGCGTATGGATGCAAATCGAAAAGATCCAGTGCAGGATCCCATAAAAGGTGGTGATTTAGTAATGGATCGCAATGAAATTATTGCCAGTATTAAAAAAGCCCAAGATAAACCGTAATCATTTATAAATAACAGGCTATAGGAGCTAGTTATGAAGTCACTGAAAGATTATTTGCAAGAAAGTCATCAACTTCATGAATATGTTGTGAGGTTTGCTGAAAAACCCAGCGATGTAGACATGGACACAATAGAAGAAGTTTTGAAGAAGTTTGATTTGCGAGATATTACTACTCCGCAACGTATTCAAAACAGCGACCTGGACTTTTTTGATATTCCCTATCGTGAAATATACGAAGTGCGATTGGCCACAGCAGTAAGATTGAGTCCTTATGTTTTGCTGCAAGATTTGCGCAGCGCATTAAACATGAATGAAAAAAATCTACGTGTGCGTGGAGCACAAGAGCCTCAGCAGTTGTATGCCGAGCATCAAGAGTGGCTAAGTGACGTTACAAAGAAAGCTCATGATGATGGCTTGCATCATCATGCATATCTAAGCACTGATCGTGAATACATGCAACAAGAGCAGCCTTTGAATCCCCCGGCATTTGGAGATGACTATAACAAAACTCTTTTAGCATATCTCAATAACATTGCTCAAAATCGCAATCCTGGGCACGTGGAAACTGGAAGCCAATTGTTTGGATGGCTGGACATGAAAAAAGCTCAAGGGGACACAGTAAAAGCTGATGACTTCAACAGCCACTTTGATACTCCCAAGCCTCAGCAAAAAGCCAGCGACAAAATGCCTCTAGCACCTTGGTTAAGTCAAAATGATGCGTTCACTAACGCAGCACAGCCTGTTATAAGTGCCTGGCAAGACGACAAGTCAGCACCAAAAATACAATTACAACCTCGCAAAGGTGCCCAATAACATGACAACAACATATACACTAACTGTAAACAGTCAAGATGGATCTACCACAAGTAGCAGCAACATCAGTACCGATGATCCTGCCATGCTACAAAGGCTGTTGGCCCTAGCTGGCGTGGAAAAACCTGTAGGCTATGTAAGTGCTCCAGACAGTCAGCCTGTTGACACACAAATGCCGCATGATCATCAAGAAGTATGTGATGTGTGCGGTCATCAAGATTGCCAATGTAACAGTCCTACAGGAGAGGCTGCTGGTGTTGAGATGCATGAAGGCATAGACACAGACTATCCTGATACAGCCGAAGGGGCTATCCAAGCTCTAGGCGACATGAGCACTCACAACGTCCAAGGTGCCACGGCCATTCCCGATCCTCACGTAGATAGAGTGTGGTTGGTAAAGCATTCTGGCGGCCAAAGCATCGTTTATCTCAAGAAGCCTGGTGATATCTACAGTCATGACCAGCCTATGAACGACTTTGAAGACATTCAAGGTATGCAAGTTGCAGAAACTGCGGATTATGATCACAGCCAACACCCAGTAGATGATCAAGGTGAACCTCTTGATGTAGACACATATACTTGGAACGGTCCCAAAGAGCCCCAACGTATTGCGCATGTGGGTAACAATCCGCTGGCAGAACAACTGCATGGAAAGTTGCAAGAAAGCTGGCAAAAGTTTTTAGCCGAAGAGTTCAACAACGAAGATGGCCAAGCCAGTCCTTTAACTGATCCCACAAAACCCGAGTTTGACAAGGATCCATTTGCTGGCGATAAACCACAAGACGACGGCAGCATGAGTCCCATGTCACGCATAAGCCGACAGAAAGTAACAAAAGGATAAGCATGCTGATTTTAACCGCAAAGCGTAATGTAGTTTTGCAGTTGACATATTTCATGCCCGACTATCCCAGCCTGCTACAAGAGTTTACGTGGAGTTATACTGATATTGTTCCTGAGTTACGCCGCACTCATGGCTTTTTGAACTACTGGCACAAGAATATTTCAGCCACTATCAACAAAGTCATGATAAGCGTAGATGATAGAGAATGGCAAGATTATAGCAACGCAATCAGTCTCTACAAGCTAAATTAATACATGGTGCAAATAGCTCAGAGCTTTATTAAAGTCAAAGCTCCTTATCAAAAAACTCAATACACTCGTGAACAGTTTCAAGAACTTTTGAAATGTGCTAACGATCCTGTGTATTTTATTGAAAACTACATTTATGTTCAGCATCCTACAAAAGGACGCCAGCCTTTCCGCTTATATGATTTTCAAAAAAAGCTAGTGCATACCTATTGGAAATATACCAATAGCATATGCATGATCCCACGACAAAGCGGAAAAACTGCCAGCAGTGCTGCATACTTGTTATGGTATGCCTGCTTCAACAACGACGTGACAATATTAATCGCTGCTCACAAGTTCAAAGCAGCAAGTGAAATCATGATGCGTGTGAAGTTTGCTTATGAAGAACTTCCAGACTTTTTGCGTCCTGGTGTAACCAAATACAATCAACAAGACGTGGCATTTGATAACGGCAGTCGCATTGTGGCTACTACAACAACAGCAGACAGCGGTCGAGGCATGAGCATCAGTTTGCTATATCTTGATGAGTTTGCCTTCGTGAAAAAGAACATTGCCACAGAGTTTTGGGCCAGTATAAGTCCCACACTAAGCACTGGCGGGCGTTGTATTATAACAACAACTCCCAAAAGTGACGAGGACATGTTTGCTGAGTTGTGGTTTGGAGCAAACAAGCTTACTGACGAATATGGCAATGAAAATCCTGATGGTGTGGGAATAAATGGCTTTCGTGCTTTTACAGCGCATTACAGTGAGGTTCCTGGACGTGATGAAGCTTGGGCACAACGAGAGCGCAATAAAGTAGGACAAGAGCGATTCCTTAGAGAATTTGAGTGTCAGTTTGCCGGTGAATCAGAAACCCTTATAAGTGGTTTGACTTTGCAACGTCTTGCAGGCAGAGAACCTTTATACAAAACACAACAGATCCGTTGGTATAAAAACATTGAACCCAACAAAACCTATCTTGTGGGTTTGGATCCCAGCGCAGGAATAGGCAAAGACTCAGCTGCTATTAGTGTTTGGAGTTTGCCTGACATGGAACAAGTAGCTGAATGGTGCCACAATCTTACTCCCATACCCGGGCAAGTTCAAACGCTCATGAAAATCTTGGAATACATCTACAACGAATGTAAACAGAAAGGACAGCGCGGCGACCCTGATATATTTTGGACATTGGAAAACAACACATGGGGCGAAGCTGCACTTGTTAGCATAGCAGAAATAGGTGAAGAAAGATTCGCTGGCCAGTTTGTACATGAACCAAGAAGAAATATCTCTACTGGGCGTTCACGCAAAGGTCTTAATACCAACACCCGCACCAAAGCCATGGCATGCAGCAAGTTGAAAAGTCTTATAGAAGGCAATCGCTTGGTGCCCAACAGCAAAATGTTGATTAGACAACTGAAGTTTTTCATTAGCAAGGTCGATAGTTTTGCAGCCAAAGCTGGTGAAAATGATGATTGTGTTATGAGCATGTTATTGTCAGTTAGAATGATGCAAATACTGCAAAACTGGGACGAAAAGATTGGCGATTTGCTTAGAGATGATTTTGACGATCAAGAACTCCAAGAACCTTTGCCCATGACCATGGCCTTTAGATAAATATCGCCAGGAGACTGCAATGACACCAAACTGGGACATCATAACACAAAAAATCCATGGCATATTAAAAGCCCGCGGCATGGAAGTCAAAAAAATGTTTGATGAAGACATTAAAGAGACATTCAAGATTGAGGATGCTAGACAGTTTTATGCCACAGTGCCAGATCCACATGATCCCAATATCAAAACTTATGATATTTTAATAAGCTTGCATGACGAAGACAGTCATAGTCACGTGGACCTCCAAACACCTCGCATGAGAAACACACAAGATTTCAACGATTTGTTTAGTTTGCACATGTGGTTGCGTAAAAATATTAATGACAAAGAAGGGGTCAGTGTCAACTGGTTTCAGTTTGACAAAGACATTGAAGCCAAAAAGCCACCTGTAGAAGAAAGCCGTGATATCAGTCGTCCTTGGGGAACAACTCGTAGTTCATTTCAGCGAGTTGGCAACTGTCGTTTGATTGTGCGACATAGCGACATTGTAAATGAGGACACTCCCGGCAGCCGCTGGCGCAAAATACACAAAATATTTGTAGAAACACATGATGGCGAACGTCTTGGTTGGCCTACTCGTCATGTAAAAGGGGCAAGAGCTTGGGCTAGACATTTAAGTCAAGGTGGTCAAGCACATGATCAAGTGTCCGGCTATTTGAAAACTTTGAGTGAACATTATGGTATATTGAAGAGCGCGGCTAGAAAATTGCGTCAACCCGCTCAACTGCAAAATGAACTATTGCCAGTTCTAGCTGAGATACACCAACACATGAATGATATCAACACAGAACTAACTACTTGGGCAGGGCCTCGTGGATATCATCGCAATTTACCCAATCAACGTGAGTTTACCAAGACTGCACTAGCACCTTGGTTGCGTCCGGTTGTGGAACAGCATTGTGCTGATCACCAAGAAGTATTGGAACAATGGCTGGGCCATGCTAGAGCAGATGCCAAGCCCGAGTTACAAGATTTTCAAGAATGGCTCACAGATCCTGAAGTTGTTATCCAAGAAGATCAACTAGCACAAGCAGAAAGTCAAGCACAAGACGCTTGGCAAGACTATCAGCTAGATCAAGGCAGCAACGAGCAAGCTTTGAGCGCTACATTGAAGTTTTTGGTCTCCAGTAACGATTGGTGGCGCGAACAATGGGAAACAGATCCCAGTGGGGCTCAAACTCACTTGAAAAAGCTTGTGGGGTTTGACCCTGATCCTGAAATCAGCCGCGTCAAGAAGTTAGCTGGATTGTGAAAAATATATACTGTCAAAAGCATTGACTTTCATATGTCTGCATAAGTAATGTTGTTCAAGACAAAACAACAAGTTTTGTTTTGATCTAGGCACATTATAGGCACAGAAAGGCACACAAATGGCACTTAGTTTAAAAGAAATCCAAGCACGTCTGCTTGAGGAGCAAGCAAAAAAGGATCGTGTTCGCACAGGTCAGTTTCAAGGTGACAATGCGATTTATCCTTTTTGGAACAACCCCGAGGGGTCCACAGCAACAATTCGTTATCTTCCCGATGGTGATACCAACAACGACTACTTTTGGGTTGAGCGACTGATCATCAAACTTCCTTTCCGTGGAGTTAAAGGGCAAAGCGATAGTAAGCCTTGTGATGTTCAAGTTCCATGCGTTGACATGTGGAAGCCTGGTAGCTGCCCAATCACAGCAGAAATCCGTCCTTGGTGGAAAGACGAAAGTCTAGTTGACATGGCTCGCAAGTATTATCGCAAAAAGAGCTATCTGTTCCAGGGTTTTGTTTCCAATAATCCCAACAAGGAAGATAATACTCCAGAAAATCCCATTCGTAGGTTGGTGATTAATCCCAGCATTTATGACATGATCAAGGGCATTTTGCTACGTCCTGATCTTGAGTATTCACCAACTGACTATGAGCATGGCCGAGATTTTTATCTCACAAAGACCACAAAAGGCAACTTTGCAAACTATGCAAGTAGTTCATGGGCCATGAAGGAACGTCCACTTGGCGATGTGGAGCGACTGGCTATTGAGCAGCATGGCCTGTATAATCTCAGCAGCTTTTTGCCCAAGCGTCCTGATGAAGATGGGCTGCGAGCAATCATGGAGATGTTCCAAGCAAGCGTGGAAGAACAGCCCTATGATCCCGAGCGTTGGGGCAACTATTACAAGCCCACAGGCATGCGTGTAACTGACAACGATCATGAAG